ATCAATTGCCTTTTCAGGAGTCATTAAATTTTCCGCTTGTTGGAATACGTGGTCCATACTTATACCAAGTCTTTCTGAAGTTGCTGCCATTTTAGCTAATCCTTTAACACCAGTTTCAAAGTTGTACATATTCATTTCACCCAAATTAGCAACAACTTTTCCTGAAACTCCTGCAACTGAAACACCAACACTTCTCGCATAATCTGCAACTTCTTTCATTTGGTCTCCAACATCGTAAATTGAAACTCCCACATCTCTAAAACTAGCTGCTAGTGTTTCAATATTTTCACCTGTAAGTTGAGCGGCGGCGGATAATTCAACAACGGCTTCTTTACCAACACTAGCTGCGGTTCCCAAACCTTTCATTACACTTGTTAAATTGGTTGCAAATTGATCTTCACTTATACCTAACTTAGCTAACTCAGGTCCGGCGTCTGCAATTGTTGTTTTGAATTCATCAATTCTTGCCTTTGATAACCCAAAGCTTTGTTGTACAGATGTTGCATATTTATCCATATCCTCAAACACTTGAGAATCAAAAGGATTGATGGCACTAGCCATGCTTTTAACCGTATTATTGACAACACCCGCTAAAGAAGAAACGTTCATAGTAAAGGCATGGAAATCCTGTGAGGTTGAATTCACCATGTTTTTAAATTTTTCTCCTGTTTGAGAAAAATAATCTTTATTCTCTTGGGTAAAATCTTGTTCCCCCGCCATATATTACTTTATTTAATAAATATTCTTAGTCAGTTTTTTTATTGTCTTCAACATATTTGTTGATTAGATACTTTCTAACGTAAGTAGGCATTTTATAAAACTCTGAATATTGAGTTCTGAAGATTTTGGAAAAATAATAAAATTCGTCTAAAATGATTGACTTATACTGATATGAAAGGCCGAAAAAATTCCACCCCAAAAGTAATGTCGACCATTACTCTTTCTCCTGACGGGGCTATAACTTCTTTTACTAAATCTAATCTAGGTTCGTTTTCAGCCATAAACCTTCTAATAAATTTTGAATCTCCAATTGGCATTTGTTCCACAAACGTAGCAATATTTGTTCTATCGGAACTTCCATCTATTTCTACAATTTGACGAGTTATTCTTGTTGTTACAGTTGGTGATACACGACCAACAGGTGTTGACTGTAGAATTCTTTCAATTTCAATTCTATCTCCAATAGTTAGAACTTTTAATTTAATATTTTTTTTAGATACAGGAAGAGTCACTTCAAACAACCCATCATCATTTGGTTTTTCTTTAGTTTGTTTAATGTTTAACTCATCTAACAAAATTGTAGTTGTAAACCTTTGTTCTGTTTTTGGTTCTGTTGATGAATTTGTATATTCAGGACCAAAAGATGTATTTCTTAAATATAAAAGAATCGCCTCAACATCACCATCAATTAATTCTTCAGGTCTTAAATCTCTTTCATATAACTTATTTCTAAGTAATGGTAATATAATACTTTCTTGAATTGTTTTTTTAAAGTCGGCATCGGCAATTATGTTTTCGTCAACAGCGGTTAAGTAACCTATCTTAACAGATTTCTTTTTTGATTTGTAAAAAATACCCATACTTGGTAATGTGATTACATCATGTGGTAAATTAAACTCAGCTTGTCCTGCTGCATATACGTCTTGTTCCATAGTTTCTTTTATTATAAAAATAAAAAAAGACCTATACTAGTAAAGTAAATAGGTCTTTTATAATCAAAGTATTTTTTATATTAGTATACCAAGATACAACGGTCCATTCTCATAGATGATGTGATAGTTGCAATACCATCTTGTGAATAAGATAATTGTCCACCATCATATTTTGTTAAGAAGGTTCCTTCCAAAATCCATTTCTCAACAACAACACCTGTTGGGTCTAACATTTCTAAATCCACATTTTTCTTATATCCAGCCGCATATCCCATACGACCTGTAACTGACTCAGCACATAAACGTATCCACTCCATTAGAGCTTGTGAAGCTGAAGGTCCGATAGGGTCTCTGAAGGTAACACCAAGTTCACCCCAAGTAAATCTACCTGCAACATATGTTGAAGTGTTCAAAAACTGAATCTCTGTCGCCCCGATTGTTAAACTCGGTCTTGATGTTGTTTCTACATACCACTCGTTGATCCCTAATGAAGAAGGGAATCTTAGAATCCAACGGTTTTGCCTTTTCGGCTCGTAAGGAATCGGCATTTTCATTAATAAATCAGCCATATCTTAAATTTTCTTTTTTTGTTTTATTTTTATTATAAATAGTGTGAAATAAAATTTTTTCTATTTACTTCAAATTTTTTTCAAGTTATATCTTAACTAGTCCTAGTTTTTATTCAAATTTAGTTTTCTTTCCTCCTCCAGTATAATAAATATCTAATCCAGATTCATCATCAAAATGTTTCTTCATAGTTTGAACATTCTTTAAATCGTCATCTGAAAAACCTATATAAGGTATAAAATAATTACTAATTTTGTTTTTCATAAATGCCTTTTCTTGTAGTTTTCTTGAAAGGTCTTGTACATAATTAACAAACTCTCTCATTGCAGTCACTTTAAGTTCCTCAGGGTTGGCAGCCGAACCTTCACCAAAACTTACAGGGTGGAATCTACACATATCTAAATACACCTTAATTAATTCGTCATCAGAAAGTTCATCCTCGTCTGCAAGGTCTCTATATTTTTTAAGATTTTTAACAATCTCTGATTTATTTAAACCGTGTTTATTATTTTGAATTAAATTATAAACAGCTTGTTTTAATACCGAAGGGGTGTGTCCTCTTGCTGTTACAATAGCAAAAATGGATCCATTATTCACCGCCTCAACAAAGTCGTCCCACGCAGGACCAATAGGGGCTTTCATAGAGTCTGTTAAGAATTTTTTATCACCCGTAACTCTGAAGTCTCTAAAAGCATCGTCGTCAAAACCTGCGACAGTGTGACCTTCATATTCGAAAGGTTCTTTTCCAATTTCAGTTCGGTATTCGGCAAAGTCTTCTGTAGACATCCCAACACTATTACCTTTATCATCCTTCAAATATATTTTAGTTGGCATATACATAAGGTTATCATCCCAATCAAAAGCATAATACTTCATCGTAGGTTTCATTTGGTCCTGAATAATTTCTGATATTATTTCTTTAACAATTTTTTTGTGATACATACTAATAAATATTGTGTTTAATAAAAAAGGGGAACGTTTGTCCCCCTTTTCTTTTTTTATAACTTAAATTAGATATTTTCAAACGATGCTCCTGTTGGAGTGATGTAGAATGTAATATCAATAAATTCAAGAGATCTTGTTGGTTTGATATAGATTTTTCCTGTTAATTGGTTTCTATCTATATCCTCAGGATCTGAAGAAACTGTTACACGGAAATCATATAAACCACGGTCTCTTCTAATCGCATCTAAGATTGGGTTAACCGCATTTAAGAAGTCTTGTCTTACTTGTGCGTCGTTTTGTTCAAACAACAATCTGATAGATACTGCTGAAATCAACTTACGAGTTTGTAATAACAATCTTCTTACGTTGATTCTATCAAGAGCCGATTCTCTTACTTGTAGAGTTTTGTTACCCCAAATTACGGTACCTACGTCAGAGAAAGTTGCAATTGGGTTAATTCTACCAATATAAAGGATGTCTCTATCTTCTTGAGTCAACTTCTTACGAGCTTTAATACAGTTAACAATACCACGAGTGTAACCCGCCGCCGCGAACCATGGGAATGCGATGTTGTCTGTAAGAGCTAAGTTTCTTGTTACCTCAGCCGTTGGTGGAATATAAAGTTGAGTGTTGTTTACACTATCTCTTGTTAATACCCAAGGGTAGTAAGTACAAGTGTAGTTAGAGTCAATTCCTGTGTTATCTAAGTTGTCAACTGCTTCTGTTGGGTAAATAAATATGTCAGTACCGTTAGGTGATGGAACATATAAATCTATATCAGGAGTAGTACAGATATAAAGTGAGTCAGCTCTGTTGAATTCAATCATACTAACCGCATCCTCAACCAAGTTACTGTTATTTACATAATCAATACCAGGAGTTACGAATACGTTGATGTTTGTTGCCTCAGGGTTTGCGAATGTCTGTTGTCCTAACAAGTATGCGTAGTAGTCAGTATTCGCCCAATCTTGAGTACCATCTCCAAGAGAAATCTCTTTAAATGCTCCCCATCCTGTAGCGTTAGGGTATCTTGTAGAAGGACAAGCTCCTCTTAAGAATCCACTTCTACCAATTTGGAATTCATCTGTATTTGTTCTCCACTCTCTGTAGATATCCCATCCGTCGAATCCACCTTGTACTAAGAATGTGAATTTACGTGCAAATAATCTATAGTATGCGTTTGTCGGAGATTCAGGTTCAGTAATGAATGGTGAATTACCACAGATAAATCTTGGGTCACCACTTGTTGAGAACTCAGGTCCGATTGTTAATCCACTTGCGTTTACGTCCATGTGGAAACCTGCTGATCTGAAGTTGAATGGTAATCCATCAATATCACAAGAATTCACAGGATTTCTCTTACCAACATATTCGAAGAAAGCTGGATCCCAACCATAAGAGTTAGAAATACCTAAGTAAGTTCTTCTAACATTATCTCCTGAACTAACTAATGCATCGTTGTTTCCTGAAGATAAACCAAATGGTGGATCGTAAATTACTTCACCAGGGAAGTCATATTTTCCTTTAATGATTGGGAATGGTGAGTTAGCACCTGCGTAATTTCTAAAGTTAAATCCGTTAAATCCACAAGGTAATGTGTCGATCGGAGCGTCTTCAGACATTTCAATCATAACGTATTTAGAGTTAAGAGCGTACTCCCCATCTAATGTTCCAATTTTATTTGCAACGAAGTTGTTTTGACCTGGATCCATAGTACAGTTTGTGAATTTCTCAATTACAACAGGGTTTGCATCCGTATCAAAATAATCTCTAATCAATACATCAAATGTTAAATTAGAATAAGTTTGATTGACGATTGAAATTTTAATTAATGTGTTTGCCGCGTCTCCATCAGAAATTGTGTAGAATCTAAATAAGTCATATACTTTATTACCTCTTAATTCTGACACAACAAACGGAGATACTGGTGTTTGCCATCTGTCTAAGTACCAACCAATTGAGTTTGGATCTCCACTTTGAGCTGAGTCAAGTGCAATTAAGTTAGGGTTTAGACCTCTAATGTATCCTTTTCTCCAAGCGAAGTTCAACCATGATTGGAAGTTTTCTTCTGCAAATACAGGAACTTCGATTCTTGGTTTTTGGAAGTTGGTTACACCGAACACTTTAGTCCAATATTCAGGATCATTTTGAGTAAATGAAGTTTCAAATGTAAAGTTAGTACCAAATTTGTCTTTAACATTTACAGCAAAAGTTGCATATGGGTTTTTAAGAACCGCCGAGTATTGACCTGTCATATTTAAAGTAACATCAGACGTTCCTGTTACAGAATATGTAGGGTTTGTTGCCGTAGTATAAGTTGAGACACCTCTTGATCTTAATGTACCAACAACAACATTATCGTAATTAGTATATGATGTACCTGTGTAGTAGTATTGTTTAACAACTAATATACCGCTATAACAATTAATAGGTGCTGCAGTTGTTGTAGTTGTGGTTGTTCCTGGTACAGGAGTAACACAAGGACTAGTTGTTGTAGTCGTTGTTGAAGGTGAGATTGTTGTTGTAGTTGTGATTGGGGTAAGTGTCAAACCTGAAACATAAGTCAAGAAAGAATATCCAAGATAATTTGTATTTCCAGTATTTGAGAACAACGCATAGTACCAAGAATCGTTTAATGGAGATAATAAATTTGTATCGTCCAAAGAAACTGAAGGAACACCAAACACGTTTGTTTGTGCTGTCCATCCTGCGTTAGTTAAAGCTTCATAATCGCTTGTTTTAACCGAACCAAAATATGAAATGTACTCATCTTCCGCAACATATGGTTGTGAATCTGTAATTACACTGAAAATTAGATCTTTAATTTGAGCGTCTAATGTTGATGTACTACCATTAAATTGTTCGTATTGATCGTACAATATACTTTCTATATCTGCCGGGAATAATGTTTCATATGAAATTGTACTTGTGTCGTTAGTACATGCTGTGAACGCAACTAATGTTGTTTGTTCGTATGGTACTGCACATATAGTTTCACAAGTGTAAACGTCAGTAACAGAACTTAAACAATAAACACCGATTGTTGATGGGTTTACATTAGCAACCGTTGCCACAGACCAAGATGGACCTGCATCATATCCTGATAAACCAAGAATTCTAGTTACAAATAATTGATTTGATTGTTGTAAGTACGCCTTTGCAATATAAGATGCCTCGTATTTAGGGATTTGAGTATTTACAAATTTTTCAGGTGAGTTTCCACCAAAAACTGTTTGGAATTCATCAAAATTTGTTATGAAGATTGGTTCAAAGGCTGGACCAATTAGAGTTTCTCCAACTATACCCAAAGTAGTTACACCGACACTTTGAGCCACAAAACTCAAGTCAACTTCTGATGTGTATACTCCAGGTGATACAAAAACTTTACTGTTTGTTGCCATATTAAGTATTTCTTTTAGTTATTTATTTTTTTCTATAAATACTCGATAAAACAACAAAAACTTTACAATAATGAAACTATTTATATTTTGGTAAGATTTTATTCTGCCTTTTTTCTACCCCTATGTCTAAAGATATTAAAAAGATAAAAAACTTAAAAATTGATGTTGAGGCCCACAACGTTCTGAAAAAATACTGCGATAAAAGAGGAATTAAAATGTATCGTTTTTTAGAGAACCTAATATTTGAAAAATGTAAGGAGAAAAAAGATATCTACGGAGAAGACTAAACTAATTTCTGTGAGAAAGAAATTGACGGGACTTCAATACCATCACCTTTTACAATATCAATTCTTAAAAGATCATTTGTGTTAATTTGTATTAAATCAACATCATCACCATAATAACTATTATTTATGTAAACGGAATAACTGTCTATGTTTTTAGTATTCTCATAATATAAATTACAAGTGTATTCAAAAAAGTATTCGGCGCTTGTAGAATCATCAGGATAAATTAATTTAATTGTTTCTAACACAACAGGTTCTTCTTTTTTTCTTTTTCTTTTGACAGGTCTTTGATCAACCTCATACATTTGAAAAGTTCGAGACAACGCAGGTGTAACCTCAAATTCGTTTTCATCTAATAAGAATCCCATCATAGTGAAGTCATATTTTTGAACGTAGTATTTTCTTTTTTCCAAATCCATAACAGATTCGTCAGTAAAACCGTCATTAATTATTGGAATGTAATGGCCGTTAATTGTTTGGTATGCTTGTCTTGATGCAAATGTTTCCATAACTCTTTGGTTCAAAGTATTAACTTCTCTCATTCTATTACAAACAATTGCAACACTATATTTTATATCAACAGGAACAGGTTGTGGTATTTTATAAATGTCCGCACCCATTCTATTTCCATCCCATGTCGGAACTTCCATGTAGTAATACATTCTTCTTACAGGAATATTATACATAACCGCAGGGTTATTACCATATTTTACCTCGGGGTTTCTAACTACGGTGATAAAAGGTGGCTCAAGGTTCTTGTCGATATTTTGAAAATCCCATGTTTCAACAAATTGTGACCAATTTTGGGTTGTTATTAAAATATCAACGACAGGAATTGTTTTTCCCTCAGAAACTATATTAAATTTTTGTTTAACAAAATCCAAAAACCCTCGGTCTAAGTCCGCATGTAAAAGGGACTTAGGTAAATAAGTTCCATCCTTTGTAATCATATCCTTAATCTGTTCTCTTCTCGGTAAAAGAGTTTTTGGATAATTCAAAGGTATTGTAGGTTTAACAGGTCCTTTCTTTGGTATTGCCATTATAATCCTCTAAATTCGTTTGGCCCAACAGGAGCCGCGATTATTGTTCTATAAAAAGGTTTGAATCCTTTATAAGTATGTTTGGTATCAGAGATCACACGACCGTCATTAACAACCGTATAATATCTAACAAAGTTTTCACTATCATAATATCCGATATAATCACCAAAATCAATATCAATTCCCAAATCATTTAAAGTCTTTAGGTATACCGATATGGTAATATTACCTGGCTCAACTTGATCCATTTTTGTTGTACCAACCATTTTGTTTTCAGGTGCTGCAATAGTTACTTGACCATTAAACTCAACAGGAGGTAAAAACTTAATACCATCTTCTATCACCTCACCATAAACATCATCAGTTTTAATTTTGTTTCTGTCAATTTTATATAAGACACAAGTATAGTTCATATCCCCAATTAACCATTCTTGACCCATCCCAATTTCTAATTCGAAATCACGATCACCAAAAAATTTACCTAATCTTGTAATTGGAACATTACTTCTCATAACCACTTTTATTGATAAATATTAATTTTATTGTTATTTTTAATATATAATGAATTTGGAAAATCCAAAACCACTTGTAGAACACAGAGCTCTTGAATTATTAGAGTCGTATAGTGGTGCAAATAATTATATTTTATATCTGAAACATAAACAAGAAGTTTCCAAAAAATTCTATCCTACAAGGTCCCAAGCTGATTACATCGTCACATTTATAGATTCAACACCAAAGGTTGCAAGAAAGTGGGTTGATCTTGATACGTACTTTGCCAAAAAGTTTGCCGAAGAAAGGTACTTGTTAGAAACACCTGAAAAAATTTATATTGAGAAATTATTGGTTGAGAAAGAAAAATCTTATCATGTTTGGGGTAAGTTTTTTGAAAAAGATAAACTATCTGAGTTTTGGGTTCCCAAATCAGCATTAATTAAAACACATAATGTCCAATCAGTTACTATTGATTATTCGAAGTATTCACATCGTCCTCCGCTTGATCATCAAAAAAGTGCGATCGAAAAATTAGCAGGATCAAAAAGATTTATCTTAGCTGATGATATGGGTCTTGGTAAAACCACATCCACAATTATCGCGGCTTTAGAGACAGGTGCAAAGAAAATATTAATTGTTTGTCCCGCATCTTTAAAAATAAATTGGCAACGTGAAATTGAAAATTATTCAGATAGACCTGTTTTTATTGCTGAAAGTAAAAAATTTTCAACTGAATCTGATTTTGTAATTGTTAATTATGATATTCTAAAAAACTTCCACGACTCAGACCCAAAGAAAAAAGAAGAGTCGTTATTATTACAAAGTAATTTTGATTTAGTTATTTTAGATGAGGCCCATATGATCTCAAACGTTCAGGCTCAAAGAACAAAAATTATAAACAGTTTTGTTAAAAGGATCGATAAAGTTTGGTTATTAACGGGAACTCCTATGACCTCAAGACCTATGAATTATTATAACTTGTTAAATATAATTGAAAGTCCTGTTGCTCAAAACTGGAAAGCATACGCGATCCGTTATTGTCAAGGGTTTCAGTTTACAGCAGGAAAAAGAAAAGTTTGGAATGTGACGGGGGCATCTAACTTGGAGGAATTAAGAGATCGAACATCAAAACAAATTCTTCGTAGATTAAAAGAAGATGTTTTAGATCTACCTGATAAAATTATCACTCCTGTTTATTTAAGATTGAAATCAAAAGAATACGAAGATTTAATGGGGGAATATTTTGATTGGTACGATAAAAACCCTGACGAGTCCTCATCACTTACGGTTCAGTTTTCAAAACTAATGAAGGTTAGAAAAGTAATCGCGAATGAAAAAACAAAACAAACAATTGAATTCACAGAAAATATTATAGAACAAGGTAAGAAAGTTATAATCTTTACCAACTTTACAGACACACTCCAAACAATCTATCAACATTTTGGAAAACAAGCGGTGTATCTTGATGGTAGTTGTTCTAACGCTATTCGTCAACAGGCTGTCGACCAATTTCAAAACGAAGATAAAATAAAAGTATTTGTTGGGAACTTAAAAGCTGCAGGTGTTGGTTTAACTTTAACAGCCGCCGAAGCGGTTATAATGAATGATTTATCTTTTGTTCCCGCAGAACACGCACAAGCTGAAGACAGGGCGTATCGTTACGGTCAAAAATCAAACGTATTGGTTTATTATCCTTTGTTTGAGAACACTATTGAAGGTGCAATTTATGACATTCTAAATAAGAAAAAACAGATAATTAAAACTGTTATGGGTGATGGTGCTCAAGAAACCACGGGAGATGTTGCAGAAGAAATCCTTAAAATGATAAATAAAAATAGATAGATATATTTATCTATAATGAAAGTTTCTATTAAATACGAAAATTCCGATCTAAAACAGTATCAAGATTTTGTTAAAAAATTCATCAATTTATTACAAGATGAATATCCGTTAAAGGATGATATCAGAATCGAGTTTTTAAATGGTCGAAAAGGTGAGATGTCTACAGGTAGTAGAAGAGGGGATCATCTTATTAAAGTCTTAGCGAAGAAAAGACTTAATCGTGATATTATGAGAACTTTGGCTCACGAGTGGGTACATGAATATCAATTTGCAATTCTTAACAGAGAACATGGACCAAACATCGGTGGTAGAAACGAAGACGAAGCAAATGCGGTTGCAGGACAGATTGTTAAAAAATTCGAAAAGAAATACCCTAAACTTGAAAAGTTAATGTACGAAGGTACGGGTATTGAAGGAAAACTCAATTTACTTACAGAACAAATTCTAATTGAAGAAAAGACAAGTATTCAAAATGATTTGTTACTTGAAATGAAAAAAGTTGGTATTGAAAAATTACCATATTCATATTCTTCTTTGGGTAGGTTTATTGATACAAAAACTATGAATATTCACTATAACAAACATTACAAAGGTTATGTTGACAAACTCAACAAAGCATTAAAAGATGTTGATGGTGATATGGAATTAGAAGAAATTGTTAAATCAATCAGTAAGTTTGATAACAAAGTTAGAAATAATGCTGGTGGTGCTTTTAACCACGCACTATTCTGGAAAATGTTATCCCCAAAAAAACAAAAACCAAAAGGAAACATTTTTTATAAAATCAAAGAAGATTTTGGTAACATTAAAAAAATGAAAGATAAATTTAACGAGGCCGCCAAAGATCGTTTTGGGTCAGGTTGGGCTTGGTTATATTTAACAAAAAATGGTGATTTAGAAATTATGTCCACCCCAAACCAAGATAATCCTTTAATGAATGTTGTTAAAAAAGGTGGTTACCCTTTATTAGGTCTTGATGTTTGGGAACATGCTTATTACTTAAAATATCAAAATAAAAGGGATGAGTATATTGAAAAGTTTTGGGATGTTGTGAATTGGGAATTTGTTGAGGAATTATATAATCAACACACCAAAAAGAAAAACTTAAAGGAATCTGTCTCTGAAATTATTGAAGAACAAAAAATTAACAAAACAAGATTAGATGTTTTGTGTGGTAATGCTGAAAAAAGACAAATAGAAGAATCTCCATTTTGTAGATTAAAAGAATTTAGAGATTCATTACAAGATCAATACCTTACAGATTCAATAAATAATAGTATTGAATCTTTGGATAAATTTTTTCACAAAAAAAATGTGGGGGTATTTCCGATGATTGTTAAACTTAGTTTAGAGAACTTAGAAAAAACAAGAGAGTTTTTAGATTTGATTGCTTTGTTTATAGATGATGAATCATTTGACGATGACTACACAAAAAAAGTATTAAAAAAACAAAAAAACACTACAAAAGTACCCGACAACTTAGAAGATCTTTTAGCTTATGCAAGATATAAAGAACATCAAAAATATGAAGATAGATTTGTAGGTCGCTATTTTAATAAAAAGGCAACAAAACTACAACTAAATTATCATTGTTCTGACGACGCAAAAGAAAAGTTAATCGATACTTTAATGAAGATACATAATAAAGAAGAAACTATTAACTATCATTTTTTCAGAATCGCAAAATGTTTATCCGACTCATTCAAAAGCGGAACATATTACATTAAATCTGATGTTGAGGTTTCTGAAGATCTTAAAGATGAAGAAGGTAATGTTATTTATCCAAAAGGCACTTTATTTGAAATTAAAAAGATGGACCCGTTCATTGATAGTTATTTATCAGAATTCTTTTCAATTTTCAAACAAAGCAGTGTTTCAGATAAAAAACCAATTATTGGTCAATTATATAACGAACTAATAGATAAGATTTATAATTGGGTTTCTAATAACGATGCCGCAAAAAAATATTTACAAAAAGTTAAGGATCAAATATCGGGTATAATTTATGAATCAGATTATATTGTACCAATAGAATACATTCAACTATATTGGTCTGACAAAGGACAGAGAGGTTGCGATGAAAAAAGATTATCAATAAGATTTAGAATTGATCCAAAGTATTCTGAAATTAAAGGATACAAATTTGTTGATAGCGACACATTAGAAAGTAAAACAATACCTGTTCCACAATCAGCAAAAGAACTTGTAATATGTCGTAAGTAACAATTTATTTCTTTTAGATATTTATAAAGAAAAACTTATGGCAATTATTAATGAACCAGAAAGAAGTCAATTCTACCAAAAAGTAAGACACTTATTAGGTGCTCCTTTAAGATCTGTAGAATTGGAAGATGAGATGATGGATACCTTATTAGAGTATGCAATTGACGATTATTCTCAGTATGTACAAGATTGGTTAATTGAGTCCCAATGGACTTCATTAAATAATTTAAATTTAGATACCCAATCTTTATCAAGAGCATTTATCACTAAAAGTTTAGACTTTGAAACTAGATATACTTACGCATACTCTAAAATTGTTGGTCTACAGGCCGGTGGTGATTGGGAAATTAAAAAAGATTATATACAGTTAGTTCCTAATCAACAAATTTATGAGATACCTGCAGGTCGTGAAATAAACGAAGTATTATGGTTTACTCCATCCACACTTAACAATTTAATGTTTGGTTTAGGTGGTT